CTCTGGGATTATTAAATCACTTCTTAATGTAGCCATTAAAAACTAATAAAATATGTTCACTTCGAGGCACAACCTCTAACGCAGCACAACTACGTTAGTCTTATATTAACCGTTAACTGCATTTTTGAGCATATTATATTTATTAATGTCTGTGCGATAAAGTCTAGCTTGCTCAGTTAAATTAAAAGACTCTCTTGCAAAAGGATTACTTTCTCCTGTGACAACGTCAGCCGTCACCTTAGTTGTTGTTGCTCCACCACCTTGAGGTCTTGGATTCTTTTGCACCCATTGAGGCATATTTTGTTGAGCCCATTCTTTTACAGATGTTCTGTTATATCCGTCAACAACCACAACTGTTCCATCAGGGTCTCTTGATAATTGGTCTTTATTAAGTCTTGACAGCACGTATTGTGGATCGTGAACAACGTCTGCGAGAGCAGTCACAGCAGGGGCTTCGACTTCAAGTTCTCTTTGCCTTTTCTCAAGCTCTTGAATCCTTTGGTTTTTTGATTCTTCTGCTTGTCTATATTGAGCAGCAAGTTTTTCTGTGGCCTCTTCATATCTACCTTTAGCTTCTAACTCTTCTTGTTCTTTCTTTTGCTTAAAAGCAATCAAAGCATTTACATCTACATCTTGAGGCACAGCTTTTGCAGCTTCTTTTGCTTTTTTATAGTCATCTAAAAGTTCTGCTTTGCTTTTTC